ATGGCACTGAATATTCCATTCAGAAATGCGTACTATCGTTTTGCATCCAGTTACTCATTTCTCTTTTTTATTTCCTGGTCGCTGTGGTGGTCGTTATACGCTATTTGGCTGAAAGGACATCTAGGGTTGACAGGGACGGAATTAGGTACACTTTATTCGGTCAACCAGTTTACCAGCATTCTATTTATGATGTTCTACGGCATCGTTCAGGATAAACTCGGTCTGAAGAAACCGCTCATCTGGTGTATGAGTTTCATCCTGGTCTTGACCGGACCGTTTATGATTTACGTTTATGAACCGTTACTGCAAAGCAATTTTTCTGTAGGTCTAATTCTGGGGGCGCTCTTTTTTGGCCTGGGGTATCTGGCGGGATGCGGTTTGCTTGACAGCTTCACCGAAAAAATGGCGCGAAATTTTCATTTCGAATATGGAACAGCGCGCGCCTGGGGATCTTTTGGCTATGCTATTGGCGCGTTCTTTGCCGGCATATTTTTTAGTATCAGTCCCCATATCAACTTCTGGTTGGTCTCGCTATTTGGCGCTGTATTTATGATGATCAACATGTGTTTTAAAGATAAGGATCACCAGTGCGTAGCGGCGGATGCGGGAGGGGTAAAAAAAGAGGATTTTATCGCAGTTTTCAAGGATCGAAACTTCTGGGTTTTCGTCATATTTATTGTGGGGACGTGGTCTTTCTATAACATTTTTGATCAACAACTTTTTCCTGTCTTTTATGCAGGTTTATTCGAATCACACGATGTAGGAACGCGCCTGTATGGTTATCTCAACTCATTCCAGGTGGTACTCGAAGCGCTATGCATGGCGATTATTCCTTTCTTTGTGAATCGGGTAGGGCCAAAAAATGCATTACTTATCGGTGTTGTGATTATGGTGTTGCGTATCCTTTCCTGCGCGCTGTTCGTTAACCCCTGGATTATTTCATTAGTGAAGCTGTTACATGCTATTGAGGTTCCACTTTGTGTCATATCCGTCTTCAAATACAGCGTGGCAAATTTTGATAAGCGCCTGTCGTCGACGATCTTTCTGATTGGTTTTCAAATTGCCAGTTCGCTTGGGATTGTGCTGCTTTCAACGCCGACTGGGATACTCTTTGACCACGCAGGCTACCAGACAGTTTTCTTCGCAATTTCGGGTATTGTCTGCCTGATGTTGCTATTTGGCATTTTCTTCCTGAGTAAAAAACGCGAGCAAATAGTTATGGAAACGCCTGTACCTTCAGCAATATAGACGTAAACTTTTCCGGTTGTTGTCGATATCTCCCTATCCCTCAACCGGAAAATAATAATACTAAAGTGCTTAGCCCTGCTAATAATCACCTAATCCAAACGCCTCATTCATGTTCTGGTACAGTCGCTCAAATGTACTTCAGATGCGCGGTTCGCTGATTTCCAGGACATTGTCGTCATTCAGCGACCTGTCCCGTGTATCACGGTCCTGCGAATTCATCAAGGAATGCATTGCGGAGTAAAGTATCGAGTCACGCCATATTTCGCTATCAGGATTCTGTGTGATGGTTACATCGCCCGGCCCAGGGCTGTTTAGTCATCAGCGCTTTCTGACAGTGCTGAGATTTCAACCTGTTGCAGTAAAAATGAGTAGATATAAGGCAAGTGTGCTGCCAAACCTATCTTTTACGGGGTGAAGGTAGATTTCGTTTGAAGGGTATCTGGTGTCCCCTGCAGGAATCGAACCTGCAATTAGCCCTTAGGAGGGGCTCGTTATATCCATTTAACTAAGAGGACGTTGTTGCGTATTGATTTTGGTTGTTCACCATATGACTGATAATACCGTCTTTATGGTTTTAAAATCAAGGTGTAAGTTCGTTTTTGTTCATGGTTGATTATCTTCTTTTGCGTTGAAAAGTGTTTTGTTCACTTGCTAATGCGTACATATTGAGTACAGAATACATTATAAACTTGTGTACAGGATATAAAGCATTGGCACTGAGTGACACCAAACTACGAGGCCTATACGGAAAACCCTACTCTGGCCCTGCTGAAATCACCGATGGTGACGGGTTAAGTGTGCGGATTACTCCAGCAGGAACTATCACGTTTCAGTACCGTTATCGCTGGAATGGTAAGCCAGTACGTCTTACTGTCGGGCGCTATCCGTCCACTTCACTGAAGGACGCACGTGTTATCGTCGGTGAGATGCGCGCATTGTACATGAAGGGAGTTAACCCTAAAAATTATTTTGCCCCCAGTGATGGCGAATTGACATTAAAAGAATGCCTGGATCAGTGGTGGGATAAGTATGTTAGCGGCCTGAAACCCAATACTCAGACGCTTTATAGATCTGTTGTGTACAACACTATGTACACACAGTTTGAAGACTCGCCAGTTGCCGGTATCCCTGTATCGGCTTGGGCTCGCTTTTTTGACAAGCAAGAAAGCCTCAACAAGAAAAAGGCTCGTGTTCTGTTGTTACAACTGCGTTCAGTTATTAACTGGTGTATCAGCCGCCAGTTAATCCCATCATGCGAATTACTCAAACTTAGTGTAAAGAATATTGGGAAGAAACCAGATGTGGGGAGTCGCGTACTTACCTATACGGAACTGGCAAAGATCTGGCTGGCACTGGAGAACTCAAAAGTGGTTACTTCCAACAAGCTGTTACATCAATTGCTATTGCTATGGGGGGCCAGGCTTTCTGAGCTACGTCTCGCTACAGCCAGTGAGTTCAACATGGAAGATCTGGTCTGGACAACCCCTAAAGAGCATTCAAAGATGGGTAATATTATCCGGCGTCCGATATTTACTCAGGTTGAGCCTTATATTGAGCGATTGCTTAATGCGGGTTTTGATGTGCTATTCCCCGGGCAGGAAATAGATAAACCTATTGATCGTTCGTCGGCTAATTTGTACATGAAAAAGTTAAGGGAGAAAATTGATATTCCTGAATGGAGAACGCATGATTTTAGGCGTTCTCTGGTAACGAATTTATCTGGGGAAGGAATTATGCCCCACGTCACTGAAAAAATGCTGGGGCATGAACTTGGGGGAGTTATGGCCGTGTATAATAAACACGACTGGTTGTCGGAACAGAAAGATGCGTATGAGTTGTATGCTGATAAAATTTTCTGGCACGCTAAACAGCTCGGTTAATTCCTCCGGCTTTAAGCCATTGTTCAACGGCCTGACGACTATATCGCGCCGGATGAGTAAGTACTGGTTCCGGGAATCCGTGTTTTTTTCGCAAATTATACAAAGCTGTGCGCCTTTTTTGTAACAAATCAGAAACCTCTTTTTCGGTCATTAAGTTGACTTCCATAGTATGCGCTCCTTTTCTACATGTATTTCAACAGCCTGATATCATCCACGCCCTAAAGGACGTGGATTCCCGCTACGTTCACTCTGACAATTCGTTGATCAAGTCACGGTATTTATTCAGTTCTTGCAACGCCTTACATGCACCCTCCCATCGTTTCTGTTTCCGCCCGGCGCGGCGCGCTTCTTTCCGTGATTTACGTAGCAGGTCACCTATAATGTTGTTCTGCACTGGCTGAACTGGTTGAACTGAATCAATATCTGTTTTGCTTCCAACTCCCTCTACTGCCTGCCAGATGCCGTTTTTTACCTTTACGATCCCCTGGTTTTTCAACTTCCACAGCGTATCAATGACGTCATTCAAATCAATATTGAGACCTTTAGAAATGCTGTCGGCTGTTGCTTTTCCTAATTTGTTCAATTCTGTGAGTACGGCGTTCATTTTTTTCTCCTGATATTTTAATGTCGGTGGGTGTGAACCGCCCCGGGTTTCCTGGAGAGTGTTTTATCTGTGAACTCAGGCTGCCAGATCATCGTTTCCGATGGAAGCATAATAAGCTTTTTCTGCTTCTGCCGGAGGAGTATGGCCCAGCCTTCCCAGCAATCGTCGATTGTTATACCAGTCCACCCACGTTAGTGTGGCCAGTTCCACTTCTGCACGGTTTTTCCAGCTCTTACGGTGTATTACCTCCGCTTTGTAAAGACCATTGATGCTCTCAGCCATCGCGTTGTCATACGAGTCGCCTGTACTCCCTGTTGATGCCAGTAATCCGGCTTCTTTTAGTCGCTCCGTATAGGCCAGTGACACATACTGAGAGCCTTTATCGCTGTGATGGATGGTGCCAGACGGACGACGGGCCCACAACGCCTGCTCCAGCGCATCCAGCACGAATGTCGTTTCCATAGACGATGAGACCCGCCACCCCACGATGTATCCGGCAAACACATCAATGATAAACGCCACATAGACGAAGCCCTGCCATGTGCTGACGTAAGTAAAATCAGCCACCCACAGCTGGTCAGGTCGTTCTGCCACGAACTGACGGTTTACGCGGTCGCCTGCGGCAACGGCTTTCCGGCTGATGGTCGTACGGACCTTTTTACCCCGGAGAACACCGGCAAGTCCCATAACCGCCATGAGACGTGCCACTGTACATCTGGCCACCCTGATTCCTTCCCGTAACAACTGACGCCAGACTTTACGCACACCGTACACCTGATGATTTTCATCGTATACGCGCTGTATCTCTCTCTTCAGCCAGTCGTCGTGCTGCGCACGGGCACTGCGTTTATCCGGATGATGTCGCTGTTGCTGACAATGGTAATACGTTGACGGGGCAATATGCAGTTCGCTGCATACCGGTCCGACCCCGTACTGCTCACGCAGCTTATCCAGCAGTGGCATCATTTTTTCCAGAGGCGGTCGAACTCCGCCTTCGCAAAATAAGCGGAAGCCTGGCGAAGGATATCGTTACTGCGGCGCAGTTCACGATTTTCACGTTCCAGCTCTTTCAGACGCTGACGTTCAGCGCTGGTGAGCCCACCATCACCGCCCCCGGTATCCCGCTCATGCTGGCGAACCCAGACACGCAGAGTCTCCGGCGTACAGCCAATCTTTGGGGCAATGGAACAAATTGCCGCCCACTGTGAGTCATATTCATCCTGACTTTCCAGAACCATACGAATCGCCCGCTGACGGACTTCGGGGGAAAAACGAGTATTTTTAGTCATCCTGTTTACCTCTTTCTCAGGGAGTTTAGTCTCCAGGATTTCCGGGGCGGTTCAGGGTGTTATGCGATTGGTGAGGTGTCAGCTTCTTCTACCAGCTTTTCCAGTTCATCCAGCTTTCGGGAAAGAATTTCACCAAACAGATGAAGTTCTGTATCTGCTGTGATCGGGATCGGAACAAAGCGTATTCCACTTCTGGCAAGTTGATTTGCGATTTCCAGGCACTGCCTTAATTCAACTGGTGATGCCTTTTGTCAACGTCGTTTTTTCGCTCATTGGTTTTCTCCAGAAATTTAACAATACCCGGAACCATCTCAATGGATGGTGTTCCGCATTGGTTACCCCAGACATCAAATCCATGCGAGGTGTGACGGGCGAACAGTTCTATCCGGGGAACATCGCCAAGAAGTTGCACAAGTTTTTCTCGCGCCATATCCGGCTTGCGGGAGTGATCAAGGCGCGGTGCAGTGAATGACTGGATTATTCCGGCGTTAATGCGTTCAGGCAGATTTCCTTTCACTGCAAAAAGGCAGTCTTCGCTGTTAGCGCGAGTGGTGCTACCCATACCCATGACCAGCTTGTCGGTCTGTCTTTTCCCGCATTTGTTCCAGGTTAATCCTTTCATCGTCACCAGACGAAAGCCCCACGCTTCTACAACCTTCAATGCTTCAAGTGGTTGTGTAGGCACCCACCACATAGCCAACAGGCAATTATCGGCTGCCAGTTCCCATACCGGGAGGCGGCAGATATCCAGAAGACTCATGACCGGATATTTAAAACTTGCACCGCGTTGACCATCGGTTGCTTTGTCTCGGAATGTCCAGGGGGGATCTGCGTAAATGAGAGTGTATTTTTTCGTCATAGCGCGTTTTCAAACTCATCAATGTAAAGTGCAACAAGTGCAACGCATCGTCTGAAATCGGCTGCGTCATGTGGAGCACCGAAGCTATGACCATAGATATTCTTTTTCAGTCCACATGCGATTGAGGCAAGAGTTGCGCTACTGATGCCAACATAGTCAGTCGATTGCCATTTCAAAACCTTCATAGCCAAATCTGACATTTCTTGTCTCCAATAAAAAACCGCCATCAGGCGGCTTGGTGTTCTTTCAGTTCTTCAATTCGAATATTGGTTACTTCTGCATGTGCTATCTGCGCCCATATCATCCAGTGGTCATAGCAGTCATTGATATTCTCCGCTTCGATAACTCTGTTGAATGGTTCTCCATTCCATTCACCTGTGAATTTGAATTTCATTAAGTTTCACCTGTAAAAAAAGGAGCCGAAGCTCCTTTGATATTAAAATTCGAATTGTCTCGCCCGAAGGCTTTTTAACATTGGTCTTGCCCGTTCGAAAATGGCGCTTGTCTGGTCAATTCGTGTTGCCTCCCTGAGCAATGCGTCTCTGTTTTTCGTCACCGTGTAGAAAGTCTCAAACGCGATGTCATACAGCTTGCTCGCGTATGATGAGTTCAGTTCCTTCAATATCGGATACAGGCGTTTGCTGATGTCCTGTGCTTTCTCCATCTGTACCTGCATGTAGCAGAGGAGGATGATTTCCTCGTCTGTGAATTGCTGTGCTGGTTGCATGCTGCGAAGTTTCTTTTCGCACTCGATGAAGTATCGGCGTATCTGGCGGCCTTTTTCGTTACGCTCAACCATCGCCAGTTCTTTGGCTGTGTCGAGAGTTAGGTGGTAGTCCTTGCTACGGCGATCACCTCCTCGCCCTTTGGTTTGCCCATTTTGGCAAATCAAAATATAGTCCTGGCTTTCAACGAATCCATATTCAGCAATGCGTTCTTTAACCCAGTGCGCGAACATTCTGCCCACACCAAGAAAAGAGTGTAGATCACGAGCGTTAACTAGAAGAATTGTTTCGTTGTCGATAGTGCCGTTGAATACGGGGATGAGTTGACTGGTCATGATGACCTCCTTTGAAGTTTTAGTTAGCAATCACCAGTTAGTGGCTGGTGATCGGGTGTCAACTAGAGCCTTCAAAGATGCTCCGGGCATATTCCCCTTGCGGGTATTGTATTACGCCTCTCCACCCGACCTTTGTACGGATGTGACTATGCCAAATTGCAGGCATAAAAAAGCCGCAAAGCTATCGGGTGCGGATGACCGCTTTGAAGTTCTAGTGCGGTCAGTATGCGATAGCTCTGGCGGATTTGTCAAATCATGTAGGCCTTATCTTGCTGTAAGCCGCGCCATTCGGGCTTTTCCCCAGATTTGGGGGAAACTATCTGCGAAGTATTCACCTTTAACGGCAAGTTGCAGGTTAGCCACGACCTTCCTCCTTTGGCTTGTGAATTTGTATCGTCATGTCGCTTTGAGTGGTGACTACAATGATAGAACCAGGCTGAAGGCTGTTAAGATTGAATGCTTCGTAAAACGAATCCAAGGCCAGCGCTTTTTTATTCTTTCGGTTCCACCAACGCCATCCCTTGCTACAGGCTACACTGACAATCCACTGTCCACTCCTGTAAGCCATATAAACCAGATGAGCAAAACCTGAAGGAAGGCAATCCAGTCAATAATCGTATATTTCGCGAAGGAGTCCATCAATTAACCTCCTGCTGCGGTTCTGGTAGCGGCATCCAGTGTGTGGCCTGTTCAATACCATTACCATCAATACCATTACCAGGCGCAACCGTTATCTGCCCACGCCGAAAGGTGCTTCCGGTATAGCGTGCGGAGCATATTAGCGGCTCAACCAGATCACTATCGAAATTCACCGAAATAAGCACGTTCTGGCCCTTTTCAGGCATTCGATCACTACAGCTTATCCAGCCATCCGTAGTTACCGGAGAATTGCCAGCCTTGCGCATGGCAATCTCCATGATTTCAACCATATCCCCTGGTGGAATTTTACAATGCTGACCAGTATGCCTCTGCTGTCTGGCATATTCGAGGATGTGCTCCAGCTTGGTACGATTAATCATGATTTATCTCCCTTAAGCATGGCAGCGCGGCAGGCATCCTCTACGCCCTTAACTGCATCTGCGCAGTAGTTATAGCGATTGCATTCCACTAACTTCTGCTTGAGGTTTTCAATTGCTTGCGCGACATCAGCCTGTATTACCGGAACTGGCGGAGTGGTATATAGTTTTCGGCATTTGTTTATCCAACCGGCATGGTCAGGCGTGTCTGTAAAGCGCAAATCGTTTTCGTAGCCCTCACGACTACGTTCTTTCCATTCCGTCCACGGAACACCGCTATTCCAAGTGGGGCGAGTGCAGGACTGATACAGAACAGGTTCAGCTTCCAGCGCTGCCAGAGCAATCCGTGCCAGTTCTTCCGCTTCTTCTGCTGGCAGTACAACGTTGCTACCAGGTCCGTATGTTTCGCGCCACTGCTTGATTGTCAGCAGTCGCTCTTTGGTAATAGTGGTCATTTGTTAATCCTCAAAACTTTATGCCCGGGCGCAAAAGCACGCGTTTTGTCTTTGCTTATTCGCCAGCCATCCTTGCGCGCCTCTTTTGCACAGCCAGCCCATGACGTACCTATATACTCACCGAAGTCTGGCGACTTATATTTGCCATCTGTACACTGGAGGCAATCACAATAGAGATGCATGGTGTAACTTGCAGCAATAGCCATATCACTCTCCTTTAGTGCGCAAGTGGTTTTTCCAGCGGTTTTGCTCCGCGCTGGGCTTTTTGCAAAAACCACAATCCATCATCCCGTAATATTTCATCAACCCCATCCGTCGGTTGCTGAGTCTCACCCACTGCCAGACGCCAGGAGCGTTTCTACGAACTAACAGAATCTTTGCTTTACGGTTTTTCATCGTTTTGCTCTCCTGCATCTCTTTGCTGCTCGTCGTGCCGCTGCAATACCGGTATGGCGGCGCTTTGGTGTCGGGATGATGTTCTTTGCAATTAGCGCAGAAGCCCAAAAACGAGTCGGATACGGTAACAAGCCGATACATGCCACACGCATTACTCACCTCCTTTGATGCGAATGCCAGCGGCGCGCTCGGCTTCACTTTGTTCCCAAAACCACTTGTGAAGCGCCATAAGCTTTTCGTCAATCGGTGCATATTTGCGATTAAAGTAGGCCTGAGCATCTTTCTCAGATTCGTCCGGTAATTCGCCAGGGCCAAACAGTGTGTTATAAATCCATGCTAGTCCGCTCTTAGCGTCGCCAGTTGCCTGCCATTCGATAATGGCAGCCTGCATGACCAGAATGTTTTTCCCGATTAATAGGTCCAGTTCTTTGTACCGGTTGCGGATGTATGCATTCTCGCTTTGTAATTTTGCGTTGCGCTTTTCTGAGGCTTCAAGTAACGCCTGCTTATCGCGTAGAGCTTCTTCCAGTTCAGCAACATGGCATTCACTATCAATAAGGTTGTTCTCTGCTGCTTCAAGCTCAACACGCAGCTTCCCAACCGTAAGCGCAATCTCCTCGTTCTCCTGGTCGCGGCGTTTGATGTATTGCTGGTTTCTTTCCTGTTCATCCAGCAGTGCCAGCACGGTAGCCGGGTTAGCCTCTGCTATGAATTCAGCGTTTGCATAAGCCTGATCATCTGATTCAATCAGGCAGTTAACATGACATTCCGCAATCACGCCACCGGGTTCTCCTTTCCATTTTTGGCAAACAAAAACTCCTGTTAAATTGCCGTGCTGGTTAACAGATGTATGCCCTACGATGTAGCTTCCTTTAGTTGCTTTCTCTGCCTTTTCACGCAGTGCCTGATAATTAATTTCGCTCACTTCGAACCTCTCTGTTTACTGATAAGCTCCAGATCCTCCTGGCAACTTGCACAAGTCCGACAACCCTGAACGGCCAGGCGTCTTCGCTCATCTATGGGATCGCCACACTCACAACAATGAGTGGCAGATATAGCCTGGTGGTTCAGGCGGCGCATTTTTATTGCTGTGTTGCGCTGTAATTCTTCAATTTCTGATGCTGAATCAATGAGGTCTGCCATCTTTCATTAATCCCTGAATTGTTGGTTAATACGCTTGAGGGTGAATGCGAATAATAAAAAAGGAGCCTGTAGCTCCCTGATGATTTTGCTTTTCATGTTCACCGTTCCTTAAAGACGCCGTTTAACATGCCGATCGCCAGACTTAAATGAGTCGGTGTGAATCCCATTAGCGTTACCGTTTCGCGGTGCTTCTTCAGTACGCTACGGCAAATGTCATCGACGTTTTTATCCGGAAACTGCTGTCTGGCTTTTTTGATTTCAGAATTAGCCTGACGGGCAATGCTGCGAAGGGCGTTTTCCTGCTGAGGTGTCATTGAACAAGTCCCATGTCGGCAAGCATAAGCACACAGAATATGAAGCCTGCTGCCAGAAAAATGCATTCTGTTGTTGTCATGCCGGGTCTCTCTCGTTTGCTTCTGCTTTCGCCGCCATCATTTCCAGCTTTTGTGAAAGGGATGTGGCTAACGTATGAAATTCTTCGTCTGTTTCTACTGGTATTGGCACAAACCTGACTCCAATTTGAGCGAGGCTATGTGCCATCCCGATACTCGTTCTTAATTCAACAGGAGATGCTTTGTGCATACAGCCCCTCGTTTATTATTTATCTCTTCAGCCAGCCGCTGTGCTTTCAGTGGATTTCGGATAACAGAAAGGCCGGGAAATACCCAGCCTCGCTTTGTAACGGAGTAGACGAAAGTGATCGTGCCTACCCGGATATTATCGTGAGGATGCTTCATTACCATTGCTCCCCATATACAAAACCAATTTCAGCCAGTGCCTCGTCCATTTTTTCGATGAACTCCGGCACCATCTCGTCAAAACTCGCCATGTACTTTTCATTCCGCTCAATCACGACATAATGCAGGCCTTCACGCTTCATGCGCGGGTCATAGTTGGCAAAGTACCAGGCATCTTTTCGTGTCACCCACATGCTGTACTGCACCTGGGCCATGTAAGCCGATTTTATGGCCTCGAAACCACCGAGCCGGAACTTCATGAAATCCCGGGAGGTAAACGGGCATTTCAGCTCAAGGCCGTTGCCGTCACTGCATAAACCATCGGGAGAGCAGGCGGTGCGCATACTTTCGTCGCGATAGATGATCGGGGATTCAGTAACATTCACGCCGGAAGTGAACTCAAAGAGGGTTCTGGCGTCGTTCTCGTACTGTTTTCCCCAGGCCAGAGCCTTAGCGTTAACTTCCGGAGCCACACCGGTGCAAACCTCAGCCAGCAGGGTGTGGAAGTAGGACATTTTCATGTCAGGCCACTTCTTTCCTGATCGGGGTTTTGCTATTACGTTGTGAATTTCTGAAGCTGTGATGACGCCGAGCCGTAATTTGTGCCACGCATCATCTCCCTGTTCGACAGCTCTCACGTCGATCCCAGTACGCTGCAGGATAATGTCCGGTGTCATGCTGCCACCTTCTGTTCAGTGGCTTTTTGTTTCAGGAATCCAAGAGCTTTTACTGCTTCGGCCTGTGTCAGTTCTGACGATGCACGAATGTCGCGGCGAAATATCTGGGAACAGAGCGGCAATAAGTCGTCATCCCATGTTTTATCCAGGGCGATCAGCAGAGTGTTAATTTCCTGCATGGTTTCATCGTTAACCGGAGTGATGTCGCGTTCCGGCTGACGTTCTGCAGTGTATGCGGTATTTTCGACAATGCGCTCGGCTTCATCCTTGTCATAGATACCAGCAAATCCGAAGGCGAGACGGGCACACTGAATCATGGCTTTATGACGTAACATCCGTTTGGGATGCGACTGCCACGGCCCCGTGATTTCTCTGCCTTCGCGGGTTTTGAATGGTTCGCGGCGGCATTCATCCATCCACTCGGTAACGCAGATCGGATGATTACGGTCCTTGCGGTAAATCCGGCATGTGCAGGATTCATTGTCCTGCTCAAAGTCCATGCCATCAAACTGCTGGTTTTCGTTGATGATGCGGGACCAGCCATCAACGCCCACCACCGGAACGATGCCGTTCTGCTTATCAGGGAAGGCGTAAATTTCTTTCGTCCACGGATTAAGGCCGTACTGGTTGGCGACGATCAGCAATGCGATGAACTGCGCATCGCTGGCATCACCTTTAAATGCCGTCTGGCGAAGAGTGGTGATCAGTTCCTGTGGGTCGACAGAATCCATGCCGACACGTTCAGCCAGCTTCCCAGCCAGCGTTGCGAGTGCTGTACTCATCCGTTTTATACCTCTGAATCAATATCAACCTGGTGGTGAGCAATGGTTTCAACCATGTACCGGATGTGTTCTGCCATGCGTTCCTGAAACTCAACATCGTCATCAAACGCACGGGTAATGGCTTTTTTGCTGGCCCCGTGGCGTTGCAAATGATCGATGCATAGCGATTCAAACAGGTGCTGGGGCAGGCCTTTTTCCATGTCGTCTGCCAGTTCTGCCTCTTTCTCTTCACGGGCGATCTGCTGGTAGTGACGCGCCCAGCTCTGAGCCTCAAGACGATCCTGAATGTAATAAGCGTTCATGGCTGAACTCCTGAAAATGGCTGTGAAAATATCGCCCGCGAAATGCCAGGCTGATTAGGAAAACAGGAAATGGGGTTAGTGAATGCTTTTGCTTGATCTCAGTTTCAGCATTAATATCCATTTTTTATAAGCGTCGACAGCTTCACGAAACATCTTTTCATCGCCAATAAAAGTGGCGATAGTGAATTTAGTCTGGATAGCCATAAGTGTTTGATCCATTCTTTGGGACTCCTGGCTGATTAGGTATGTCGATAAGGCGTTTCCATCCGTCACGTAATTTACGGGTGATTCGTTCAAGTAAAGATTCGGAAGGGCAGCCAGCAACAGGCCACCCTGCAATGGCATATTGCATGGTGTGCTCCTTATTTATACATAACGAAAAACGCCTCGAGTGAAGCGTTATTGGTATGCGGTAAAGCCGCACTCAGGCGGCCTTGATAGTCATATCATCTGAATCAAATATTCCTGATGTATCGATATCGGTAATTCTTATTCCTTCGCTACCATCCATTGAAGGCCATCCTTCCTGACCATTTCCATCATTCCAGTCGAACTCACACACAACACCATATGCATTTAAGTCGCTTGAAATTGCTATAAGCAGAGCATGTTGCGCCAGCATGATTAATACAGCATTTAATACAGAGCCGTGTTTATTGAGTCGGTATTCAGAGTCTGACCAGAAATTATTAATCTGGTGAAGTTTTTCCTCTGTCATTACGTCATGGTCGATTTCAATTTCTATTGATGCTTTCCAGTCGTAATCAATGATGTATTTTTTGATGTTTGACATCTGTTCATATCCTCACAGATAAAAAATCGCCCTCACATTGGAGGGCAAAGAAGATTTCCAATAATCAGAACAAGTCGGCTCCTGTTTAGTTACGAGCGACATTGCTCCGTGTATTCACTCGTTGGAATGAATACACAGTGCTTATTCGTACTAATAAAATACCCAATTTTCTGTTTCTTGGTTGTGTCCAAAGTTATATTCAATATCTGGTATTGATGTATCAATATTCTTCATCCCATCAACAAGAGTTGATACAACAGCCAAATCTTGTTTGATTCTCATTAAATGGTATTTCTTCCGGCGCAATAAACTTTCAATGGCAAGTTTCTTCGTTGGGAATGCAAAAGATCTTTCTGCATTTTTTGCTACTTTCTTAATTGCATATCTATTTCTCCTTTGTTTCCATTCCTGTAACCACTGATTTGGTGCTGGTTTAAAATTAACAATCCAATGCGCAGGAACCAACCATGCATAATGCTCTGTCTGATGAAAAGCTATATATTGAAGTGCGAATATTTTTATCCCATCTTCTTCAACTGTCGCCTGGAATCTCCAGAAAACAGGCATTCCATCATGTTCAGTTTCTGATTCAGGAAAAGGTACGCTCCATGATTTTGTCATATCTCACCTCAAATAAGTGGTTTGCTGCCTAATTTCATTTTCTGGCGACCAACACAAGTCACACCCATTTCACTGCGTGGCTTGCGGTAGCAAATACGGTTATTTATGTAATAAAAAACCCGCCTTAGCGGGTTATTATTTCTTTGGATTTAGCTTTTCCATGTTCTCTGCGATCGTACCTATTCTTGACCTTATTGTTGGAACATCAATTCCTCTCTGTATGTCTACATTTAAAGACATAAGCTCTCTGCTCCATCCTGCGATCGCATCGTGAAATTGTCTTGCCCTGCTTGCTTGTCTACGTCTACTGCTTTCAAGCTCTGTAAGCATTTGCTTTGCTTCGATCTGAGACTTGCTTGCCTTGCCCAACTCCCAATGCATCGATTGCACATTGCTTCATCTCTGCTTTTATCAAAGGGTGAAGATTTTCAGCGCCAATAAAAATTACCTCGTCTATGCTTTTAAAAAGCAGAAGGCAATCAGTAACAACTTTGGTTCTTTTATCATCACACCTTACCTCTACCGAAGGTACGCCGCCATATTGCTTAACTCTCATTGCCGTATAAACTGTAGCACTCTTCAAATCAGCCTCCTTTTTCTTTTTCTATATCAAAAAGCTGCTTTGCTTTTTGTGACTAAAAGCAAAAAAGCCTTCTCGCTAATGAGCAGCATTGCCGTTCATCCTGAACCCGCCGCGCTCCCGACGCATGGTTTAATGTCGCGCCGTTCGACATGGCTTAACTATATCCAAAGCTATTATTGCTGTAAATAGCTATAGTTATAAAATAACTCCTTTGGTTATTTAGTCATTGATATCTAATGTAATTTATTTTTCTTGTATGTGAGATTTGGTGTTTTTTGGGCAATAAAAAACCCGCAAAAGCGGGTTTGTTGTGGTGTGATGAGGTTAGTAGTCAACTACAGACCACCAGAAGATTCTTCCGATGATCTCTATATCGCTTAGATTCTTTTCTTCTTGTGGGTATTCCAGTGAGTTAAAGCTTCTAATGCTTACCTTGTCAGGCCCTGATCGAAAGAGAATCTTAATGCGTTTCCAGCCGTTCTCGTTAATGGCGTAAATCTTTCCGTCAACTATTTTCTTATCGTTGGTGTTAACAGCAACTGTTGTTCCATCAGGAATGTTTGGCTCCATGCTGTTGCCACGAGCCGGAAAACAAACAACCCCGCTTCCATCACTGTTCGCGCCAACTCTGCGAAGGGTTGATTTGGAAAAGCGCAACATAAAGCCGTTGTGATCTTCATCAATCACCCGACCATCCCCGCATGCAAACTCAATATCTTTAAGGTAAGGAATTTCAACTTCATCACCTCTTAAAGGCGTTCCTCCATCCCATGGGTCCAAATATCCCCACGTGCTTTCATGAGGAATAGAAGATTTTGGATTATAAGGTTCAACTCCCTCATCACGCATTGGCCCAGTTCCATCGGAAAGCCATTCCGTACGAACTCCAAGCACTTTTGATATTTCAAAAAGTTTGCGCGTATTGCGTGTTTTTCCAGACGTAAGTTTCCAGACGCTTGGCTGAGACATGCCAACAGCATTGCCAAGTGAAGCCTGAGTAAACCCAGCCTGATCCATCGCGTATGTAAGCCTTTGAGAAAAAGTATCTAGTTTCATTCGGACAACCTATAGCTACAGCTATTATTAGTCAAATACCTAAAGCTATTTACTTTCTGAATAGCTTTGGCTATTATTCTGATTGTGAATTCAGCAGGAGTTATTTTTATGGTCAACAAGGCTATTAAAGCGGCTATTGACTCAGTAGGAAGTCAGCAAAAGTTAGCTGATGCCTGCGGTGTTAAGCAGCCGTCTGTATGGGCTTGGTTGCATGGGAAGAAAAGGGTATCCGCTGAAAATGCCAAGCGCATTGAAATGGCTACCAATGGAAGCGTCCCTGCATACCTGATTCGCCCTGATTTATCCGCTTTGTTCCCCAATCCGAACAAAGCAGCTTAATAAAGCAAATTTTTATACCGAACGGCCCGGTATACGGTCGGGTGCCCGGCGTGGTCATGGATGACTGTCAATGGTGCACAATAAAAAACCAAATTATTTACCTATGGAAATAGTAAGAAATGGAACAAACAAGTTACAGCAAACTATCACAGCGCGACGTTGATCGCGCTGAAACTGATTTACTCATCAACCTGTCAACGCTTACCCAGCGCGGTCTGGCAAAGATGATTGGCTGTCATGAATCGAAGATAAGCAGAACGGACTGGAGATTTATTGCTTCGGTCTTGTGTGCTTTCGGAATGGCATCAGACATCAGTCCGATTAGCAGGGCTTTTAAGTATGCGCTTGATGAAATCACAAAGAAAAAATCCCCGGCTGCCACCGAGGATTTTAAGCAAATTGATATGCAATTCTGAGGGAATTACTGGATCAATCCACAGGAGTAATTATGACAAAACAACTCAGTCCTTACCAGGACAAAATTCACAAACACATACTACGTGATCGCTTCCTGTCCAGCTTCAAGCAGCCTGGTCGATTCCGGGCTGAGTTGGAAAAAGTGAAGCTGATGCAGAAGGAGAAAGGTCATGAGTAACATATCTAATCTAGCCGAAGCCAGAGAGGCCAGAAGGCTACAACAACCGCATCAAAGCAGCGGTAAGGGGTATGCCTTGCTGCACCGTAAAATTATGGATGTGCCGTTTTACAAGGACGCAGAAGCTGCGCATCTGTGGGTTCACTTAATCCTCAAAGCAAAGCATACGCCTGAGTATGTAATGACTGACGCAGGAGAAATTCTGGTAGGCAGAGGGAAGCTACTTGGCGGTAGAAACTCTCTGGCGTTTGAAACAGGACTCAAACCAGATCGCGTTCAGTACCTGCTTAGAAAGTTCAAAAAACTCGGCATGATTGACTGGGTTTCACACGGTAAATTATCAGTTTTCTCGGTAGAGAAATATGACGATTATCAGTCAAATTTTGTACCAGCAGATTACCAGCAAATTACCACCTCAAAGCCAGCAATACCAATGCCTGCAAGCAATACTGTACCAGCAGATTACCAGCAAATTACCACAGATAAAGAATATAATAATATTATCTCTAATACTGACGTATTAGAGAGTACCGCAGCAGACAAAAAGTCTGACAAGAAAAAACCTTCCGTTAGCTGTCAGGATGTTGTCGATGCTTACCACGAAATCCTTCCTGAAGCGCCAAAAATCCGCGCACTGAATGACAAGCGTAAAAACCAGATCCGAACGTTCTGGCGCAAAGCCGGAGTGATAACACGCCAGCTTGACGGGTATGGGTTCACGATGCAGGACTGGAGAAATTATTTGAGCTACGTAGGCGAAAATTGCCGATGGATGTTCGAAGAGCGTCCAAACCATCAACGCGGAACTATCTGGCACAAAAAGGGATTTGATTTCCTGCTTAACGATAATACCTACCTGAAAGTTCGTGAGGGTGAACACGATGACCGATAATTTTTATGCGCCGCCCCATAGCATCGAGGCAGAGCAGGCGGTGATTGGTGGATTGCTTCTGGATGATGACAGCAGTGAGCGCGTCCAGAAAGTTCTGGCGATGCTGAAGCCTGATTCATTTTACAGCCGACCACACAAAATCCTTTTCGAAGAAATAACCAGAATGCACCGGGAGCAAAAGCCAGTAGATGGCCTGACGCTTTTCGATGAACTGGAGCGTAAATCGTTAACGGTGTCTGTTGGCGGTTTTGCTTATATCGCTGAGATCGCAAAGAACACGCCAAGCGCAGCAAACATCGTTGCCTATGCAATGCAGGTTCGCGAAACCGCAATGGAACGCTACGCCATCAACCGCATGACTGAAGCGACGGAATTGCTCTATTCCCGCAACGGAATGACTGCGACGCAGAAGTACGAAGCTATTCAGGCGATTTTCACGCAACTGACAGACCATGCAAAAACCGGATCGCGTCGCGGCCTTCGCTCATTTGGCGAGGTCATGGAAGACTGGGTTAGCGACCTTGAGAAGCGATTTGACCCATCAGGCGAACAACGGGGAATGAGCACAGGGATCCCATCGCTGGACAGGATGCTGTCACCGAAAGGTCTGGTGAAAGGCTCTCTGTTTGTCATTGGCGCTCGCCCTAAGATGGGGAAAACGACGCTATACAGCCAGATGGCAATCAATTGCGCAGTGCATGAGAAAAAGCCCGCTCTGATGTTCAGCCTTGAAATGCCAGGTGATCAGATACTGGAAAAACTGGTAGGGCAGAAGTCTGGTGTTAACCCGAATATTTTTTACCTTCCGGCGACAAATGACGCCGATGACGGCTATCAGGGTGATTACGATGGTGACTTCAACAGGGCGATCGAAACAGCCAATCGCTTGAGTGAAATCGACATGCTTTACATCGACGACACGCCGGGATTATCTCTGGCTCAAATCGTCAGCGAAAGCCGTCGAATCAAGCGAGAAAAAGGATGTGTTGGCATGATTCTGGTCGATTACCTGACACTAATGACCGCTGAGAAGGCCGATCGCAACGACCTTGCTTACGGCATGATCACCAAAGGACTGAAGAACCTTGCCAAAGAGCTTGATTGCGTTGTTGTGCTTCTGACGCAACTTAACCGCGCACTGGAAAGCCGAACCAATAAACGCCCATTACCAAGTGACTCACGAGATACAGGGCAGATTGAACAGGATTGCGATTATTGGGTGGGGATCCATCGTGAAGGTGCTTTTGATGACAGTGTTCCACCTGGTGAAACCGAACTAATCCTTCGTCTCAATCGTCATGGCAATACCGGCACGGTGTATTGCATTCAGGCAAATGGCGCTATTTATGACACAGACCAACAGTCTGCTGAAATGCGCCGACGTGAACGCGAGGAACCGCAGTCCAAGAAGAAAGGAGGATTCTGATGAATAAAAAACAATTAGCCATTCTCGAAAAGGCATGGGATGCGCAAATATCATACGCTTTGAAAGAACAGGCACTACCAATAATCCAGACCAAATCGAAAATAGCCAGGCAGTTATGCGATGGCGGATTCCTGAACGAAGTTGAGATTACGCGCCAGATGGTAACGTTCAAAGGGTATGAGATAAATCATCATGGTATAGCGGCGTATTGCTCCCATCTTCCTGATGACGTTGACATTGATGAAATGGAAAGGGAGATGAAGCAATGACCATCTACATCACTGAGTTAATAACAGGCCTGCTGTAATCGCAGGCCTTTTTATTTGGGGGAGAGGGAAGTGAACGATAGCTACCGACAGTTTGAAAACTGGTGGTCAAAAGACAAAAGCCAGTTCACGGGAGACGATGAATTAAAAGAGTTTGCCTGGGTGATATGGCAGGCATCGCGCTCTGCTATTGAACTGGATATCGACTGGCCCGAATCGAATGACGACCTTTGGAAAGATGGTGAAGAAGGTGCTTATGCGATGGGTTATGAGGATGGGCGTGACAAAACGGTAATTGCAGTAATGAAAGCCATCAGGGCCGCAGGAATCAAAGAAAAGAATTTCGATTAAGCAAATATCACTTCAATAAATCGCTTTTAAGGCATCACAATCGCTCTGTGGTGAGGTAAGCACGTGCAAGGTATACCGATAAGCAGCGAGAATGAAAAATGCGTCAGAATGCGTTTGAGGAGGTTTTAAGAAATGAGTACGATAGCTGAGCTTGTCAGGGCTAATTTTCGTGAAGAGTTGGTGCGTTGGTATCGGTATCGTTCATCGTCCAGTTTGCCGCTTGATGAGTTGTATGAGCATTCACCTGCCGCACGACGCTATCCGCGTGACCGTGTTCTTCGACGGTTGTTCAAACTCAACAATGAGTTTCAGCGCAACAGAATTATCCGGAGTCTGGATTTTAAGTGAAGGAGTGAGCATGAGCGACCTATCATTAACCCAGCCAAAGCTAAAAGAATGTCCGTTTTGCGGCGGTAATGCTCGTCTGTGGGTTGAGGCCGGAATAAATATTGATGTGTGGGGCTATGCAGAATGTGACCTCTGTGAAGCCAGGGTGGCATGGGCACCATCAGTTGCTGCGGCTACTGAAAAATGGAACCGGAGAGCAGGAGATGAAGCAAACCTTTCTGCTTCGCAACGAAGCAATCAGAAATAACGCCATAGACGCCATTCTCTCACTACCCATCGACGACAAGTCACCCCACGAAGTCCACGTTAAAGAACCCAAGCGCAGCAAAGCGCAGAATGACCGCATGTGGCCGATGCTGAACGATGTTTCGCGTCAGGTGCTATGGCATGGTCAACGGCTGGCGCCGGAAGACTGGAAAGACCTGTTCACTGCCCTGTGGCTTAAGACCAAAAAACTGGAGCAAAGAAGTGCGCCTGGTATCGACGGTGGCGTTGTCATGCTTGGCGTGCGTACCAGCAAAATGCGAAAGGCCAGCATGACTGAGCTTATCGAAATCATGTTCTGGTTCGGCTCAGAGCGCAACGTGCGGTGGAGTGATGACTCCCGGCGAGAGTATGAATGGTCACAACGAAAAGGGAAGGCTGCATGACTATCAAATCAAATACGCCAGCACACGACAAGGACTGCTGGCAAACGCCGCTCTGGCTTTTTGATGCGCTGGATATTGAGTTTGGATTCTGGCTGGATTCAGCTGCGAGCGACAAAAACGCTCTGTGCGCTCACTGGCTAACTGAGGCTGACGACGCGCTAAATTCTGAGTGGATAAGCCACGGTGCAATCTGGAATAACCCACCGTACAGCAATATCAGGCCGTGGGTGGAAAAAGCCGCTGAGCAGTGCATACAACAGCGACAGACGGTAGTTATGCTTGTGCCAGAGGATATGTCAGTCGGATGGTTCAGCAAGGCTCTGGAGAGTGTCGACGAAGTTCGCATTATCACTGATGGACGGATTAATTTTATCGAACCATCGACAGGGCTGGAGAAGAAGGGAAACAGTAAAGGCTCCATGCTGCTGATTTGGCGACCGTTCATCAGTCCTCGACGGATGTTTACTACCGTATCCAAAGCGGCATTGATGGCGATCGGGCTGGGCGTCAGGAGGGCGGCATGAGACGACAGCGACGAAGTATCACCGACATCATCTGCGAAAACTGCAAATACCTTCCAACGAAACGCTCCAGAAATAAACGCAAGCCAATCCCAAAAGAATCTGACGTAAAAACCTTCAACTACACGGCTCATCTGTGGGATATCCGGTGGCTAAGACATCGTGCGAGGAAAACAAGGTGATTGACGCGATGATTTATTCGGGGCTATATTCCTCACGCGCCAGCAAAATCTGGCGTCGGGATTAGCACCCCGGATATCGAAACGGTGCATAACCGCGCTGGCGGTTTTTTTATGCGCTAAGCACAGTCACATTCGCGATTTATGGCGGGCTGTGTGGGGGAGCCGAAAGGCTCGCCGGATGTTTCGACCGGTAGTGCTAACCCCGCACAGTTCGCCACCACGATGATTAGCACCTGACGGTGGCGAGGTAAAAATAATCGAAACGCGAGGTCATTATGGCTGTTCAAATTTCTGTCGAAAACCTTTCCCCTGTTACCTATAACCAGATCCCCGTAATTACTACTGAACTGTTGGCTCACCTTTACGGAACAAAAATCAAAAACATTTCTGATAACTTTCTGAACAACACGACGCGATTCATGCCCGGAAAGCATTACTTTAAAATTGAAAAAACGAATTACGCGAGTTTAAGAACAGACCCGAAACAATCGGGTTAGTTGGTAAAAATGCCCGCTCCCTCATCCTCTGGACAGAACGCGGAGCAGCCCGTCATGCAAAAATGCTCGAAACCGATCAGGCGTGGGAAGTGTTCGAAAAACTGGAAGACTGCTATTTCAGCCAGGGCGAGAAAAATACTGGCAAACAAGAGAAGAAGCTCAACGGGCTTTCCGCAAAAGAAACAGACAGCCTTGTATGGCTGTGGGATTATGCCAACCGCTCACAGGCATTGTTCCGTGAGTTGTATCCCGCATTAAAACTGATTCAGTCTGGCTATTCCGGCATATGCCACGACTACGGCTATGAGTTCTCGTATATCATCGGGAGGGCGAGGGGCGTTTTAATTAATCACACGCGGGATATAGATATTTATGAGCCTGACGGGCCGACGAACCTTCTGGCATGGGAAAGGCTTAAGAACAAAGAGTTGCCGCCTTCACTGCATCGCTACTGACAATTGACAACTTAACAAACCCAGCTTCGGCTGGGTTTTTTATTGCTGAATTTTCAATGTGAGAGGACATGACAATGAATGAGCTGATAAATAGCAATGCCATCAAAATGACAAGCATTGAAATCGCTGAGTTGGTGGGAAGCCAACACGGTAATGTCAGAATATCAATAGAACGTCTGGCAAAGCGTGGGGTGATTCAACTTCCTTCAATGCAAAAAGTTGAAAATAAACAAACAATTAGCCCTAACAAATTCACAAGCGTGTATATATTCGAAGGCGAACAAGGTAAGCGAGACAGCATTATTGTCGTCGCTCAGTTGTCGCCGGAATTCACCGCTCGCCTTGTTGACCGCTGGCGAGAACTCGAAGGGGCAACCGCGAAAATACCACAAACCTTTTCTGAGGCATTGCGCCTTGCGGCCGACCTTGAAGACCAGAAGGCTGAACTGGAGAAACAGCTTGCTCTCGCAGCACCTAAAGTTGAGTTTGCCGATCGAGTTGGCGAGGCCAGCGGAATTTTGATTGGAAACTTTGCAAAGGTTGTTGGTATTGGTCCAAACAAACTGTTTGCGTGGATGCGCGATCACAAAATCCTTATTGCTTCAGGTGCCCGGCGCAATGTGCCAATGCAGGAATATATGGATCGCGGCTATTTCACAGTGAAAGAAACAGCGGTCAATACAAATCACGGAATACAGATATCGTTCACCACAAAAATCACCGGGCGTGGTCAACAGTGGCTGACAAGAAAGCTGCTAGATAACGGAATGCTTAAAGTAACAGGGGAGGCTGCTTAATGGCTAAACCAGCGCGAAGGAAATGCAAAATCTGTAAGGAATGGTTTCACCCGGCATTCTCAAATCAGTGGTGGTGCAGCCCGGAACACGGAACTAAATTAGCACTCGAACGACGAAATAAAGAACGCGAAAAGGCGGAAAAAACAGCAGAGAAGAAACGACGACGAGAGGAGCAGAAACAGAAAGATAAAATTAAGATTCGAAAACTCGCCTTAAAGCCCCGCAGTTACTGGATTAAACAAGCCCAACAAGCCGTAAACGCCTTCATCAGAGAAAGAGACCGCGACTTACCATGTATCTCGTGCGGAACGCTCACGTCTGCTCAGTGGGATGCCGGACATTACCGGACAACTGCTGCGGCACCTCAACTCCGATTTGATGAACGCAATATTCACAAGCAATGCGTGGTGTGCAACCAGCACAAAAGCGGAAATCTCGTTCCGTATCGCGTCGAACTGATTAATCGCATCGGGCAGGAAGCAGTAGACGAAATCGAATCAAACCATAACCGCCATCGCTGGACTGTCGAAGAGTGCAGGGCCATCAAGGCGAAGTATCAGCAGAAACTTAAAGACCTGCGAAACAGCAGAAGTGAGGCCGCATGACGTTCACAGTAAAAACCATTCCTGACATGCTCGTTGAGGCATATGAAAATCAGACCGAGGTAGCCAGAATACTGAACTGTAGTCGCAACACGGTCAGAAAATACACTGGCGATAAAGAAGGAAAAAGACACGCTATTGTCAACGGTGTTCTTATGGTTCATCGCGGATGGGGTAAAGATACTGATGCGTGA